CTTTGCTCCGAAGACTGAAAATATGGGAAGAATAATGAGTAAGTATGAATGGGAATTTTCTAGGTATTCCTATTCTAAATAACTGGATGTGTACAATCCAATATCAGATAGTTAGTGCTTTATGCTGATATTCCAAAGAATAAACGGGTGATAATGACTTTACCAGAATTGCAAATCTGGGTTTGTGATGGTTTTTCGAAACCCGTTTGCCATCTATTATTGGGGTGTCGTCAAGAGGTAAGACATAGCACTTTGACTGCTAAATTCGTAGGTTCGAATCCTACTACCCCAGTTCGATTAAAAGGAAAACGAAAATAAAAGAAGGGAGAATATATAATGGCAAGTAGATTGATTATTGAGCAAGAGCCGTTAAAAGTTGGACAGGTTCGTAAAGTTACATCCAATAATGGTGAAAAGATAGATTCTATTACTTTGCTCTTGAACAACAATGTGGAAATTTTGTTCGTGCCACGGAATGACGGGACATTAGATTTTTCAGTAAGTGATCCACAGTTTGATACATCAAATTTAGATTGCTCTATTGATAAAGAAGTATTGCGTGATTTATTTATGGCTATTAGAGACGGATATAAACAAGTAATTGCAAATGAAACTGAAAGTGAGGGTACAAATTCATGAAATTAGATCAGAAATTTAATGTAGAAAATGATATTGTAAGTGTAGACATTACGGTTACAAGTCTTGGCACCGCTGATTTGACAAGTGAGCAGGAAAAAGAATTACTTGCAAATTACAATAAGTATATCGAGTATAGTAAAATTCAGTTCAAGGGAAATATCAAGCTTAATAATGGTGTTCCAGAAGTAACAACAGATCCAAAAGACGATTCTACTATTGTTGAATTGGAGATTACGGATGTAACAAATGAGAGGAAACTTATTAATGAAGATTTAGCATTTTATTTTGAAAGAGATGTAACAAAATATCCTGATACAGTATTAAATACTGTTCTTGATAAGAAGGAACTGTATGCACAGGCTCAGTGTGTATTATTTGCTACGAAAGTTAAGGAAGCTGTTACTGAGAAGTTGGCTGAAATTCGTGCATTGAATAATACTTTTGAAGGAACTACAGAATATACTCTGTAAAAAATAATGGGTGGTACTCTTCCACCCTAAATATGGCTCTGTGGTCTAAAGGTAAGGACACCACCCTTTCAAGGTGGTAATGCTGTGTTCAAGTCACGCCAGAGTCATTATAATCTCATAGCCAAGTTGGTTAAGGCATCGGACTGCAACTCCGAGGGCGTGAGTTCGACTCTCACCGAAATCTTTTTATGCGGTAAACCTGATGCCAAAACCTATTTTTGGATGCATACGAAACTTAGGTGTGTAAGCTCAACACTTACTACCGCCCTATCAAATTATCCGTAGGCAACAACTACGCAGATTATTCTGATAAAGTCGTAATAAAAATAGTTTCATTTAGTTTAGAGAAAGATAATTTTTAAAGAAAGAGTCATTTCATATGAGATGGCTCTTTTGTTATGTAGTATTGGCAGAGTTGGTATTGTACCTGATTGCTAATCAGAGGTCATCGTTTATTCGGTGCATAGGTTCAAGTCCTATATACTACGCTCATGCCGTGTGTCCGATTGGTCGAGGGTGCTGTCTTGAAAATAGTCTGGATGTAAAAGTCTTTGGGGTTCGAATCCCTAACACGGCGTTAAGTACCAAATCGTACTAATAAACAATAGGTTGCGACTTACCGCTTGGAGGAAAATTTATGACAAAAAATATTTTTGATGAAACTGTTGAAACTTTAATTAAAGATGCAAAGGCTCTCACTGAGAGATACAACAGATATGTGAGTGTAGAAGCCAATCCAGATAATTGTGCATATAGAAACAAAATGACAATTGATACTCTTCGACTTTTAAAAGATACACTGTCTTTGATTAAGGAATATGATTGGCATTTAGAATATTCTGAATATGAAACAGATAATCATAAAGAAATTGCTGTTTGGGAACAGAACCATTCTGGAGAAATTAGAAATCATAAGAAATGGACTATCAAATAAATTTTATTTAGAAGATTTACAACTATTAAGAGTCGTAGAAATACGACTCTTTTTGTTATGTAAAAAAAGAGAATAAATATATAGTCATAAACGGTTGGCGTTTGATGTTCTGTCGGTGGAACGTGACTGCTTAATGGAGTGAGAAATCCTTGACTGATCATCTTAGGTACAGTAGATACTCGCACTACTCTCTCACTCTATTTTAATTGATTTTGCGAGTGGAAAGCGAGAAAAGAATATATGAAATTTATTGATTTAACTAATCAAAAGTTTGGTAAACTGACTGCAATTTCAATAAATAAAAGAACAAATGGAAAAATTTATTGGAATTGTAAATGTGACTGTGGCAATGAAGTTATTGTTGAAGGTCGTAGATTAAGAGATTTACGAAAGACTAATTGTGGTAAATGTGTAAAGAAACCATTACCACCAAATTTTACAGACTTAACAGGAAAACGATTTGGTATAACAACTGTATTAAAAAGAGTTCCTAAACCAGAACACTTGAAAAAAGAAGGAGTCTATTGGTTGTGTAAATGTGATTGTGGCAACGAACACATTGTTCCTACTTGCAATTTAACTTCTGGGCATACACAGAATTGTGGTTGTGTGAGAAGAAAACAAACATCAGAACGATGTTTAATAGATTTAACTGGTCATAAATATGGAAGATTGACTGTATTAGGTCAGGCTGAACATTACATATCTCCAAATGGATTTCAAAATACCCAATGGGAGTGTTTGTGTGAATGCGGAAACAAGACAGTAGTTTCTCAAGCTAATTTAAGAAATGGTTCAACTCAATCATGTGGGTGTCTATTCAGAGAAAAAGCATCTGAACGTTTCTTCGAGGATTTAAGTGGACAGAGATTTGGCAAACTTACTGTTATTGATAGAGCAGAAAATTTACCACATCCCAATGGTGGATATTCTGTTCAATGGAATTGTTTATGTGATTGCGGTACTAAAGTAATTGTCACTTCTGGTAATTTAAAATCTGGACATACAATCAGTTGTGGATGTGTGTCATCTAAAAATGAAATGAAAATCGGAAAAATTCTCCAAAAGTTAAAATATGAATATGTTCCACAAATAAATTTTTCAGATTGTGTTGATGTTGGATTATTAAAGTTTGATTTTGGTGTTAAAAAAGATGGAAAGTTACTTTGTTTAATCGAATATGATGGCGAGCAACATTACATGCCAGTTAAATTTGGTCATATGAGTGATGAAGAAGTTCAAGAAAAACTTAACGATACTCAAAGGCGAGATAATATTAAGAACGAATATTGTAAGAAAAATAATATCCCATTATTGAGAATACCGTACTGGGAAAAGAAAAATATTAAAAAGATTATAACAGAATATTTATCAAATTTAGAAGAGTGTGCTGCTTAACACTCTTCTATTTTATTGGAATAAAAGGAGGTGGCTGTTAATTGGCTACAAGCAAGAAAACTCCGCAACCAGTTAAATTAACGGCTGCTGAAGCTAGGGAAAAAGTTGAAGAATTGCAGTATAAACTTGATAAATATGCAGGCACTGCACACTGTCCTATGTGTGATAAACACAAGGATATAGAAACAAAATTTTATTATGATACAGATCCTCTGCTTGGTGGAAAAAGTTTTTCAAGAATTTGCCGTGATTGCGCTCGTAAAATTGCATTACGAGTTGATGAACGAGGTGAAGAACATGAACCAACAAAAGAGAGTATACAGAAAACATTATATTATCTTAATAAACCTTTTCTCGAAACTGTATGGAATGCAAGTATTCAAGAATCTGAAAATATGGTTACAGGCAAAGGAAAAGAGAATGTCTGGACTTCATACATAAAAAACATCAGTATGAAAAATTATGTTGGTATGGGATACATGGATTCCGACATGTTTAAAGAAAAAATAGTTTACAAAGATGAAGAAAACACACAAGAAAATAAAGAGGACGAATTATCTGAAGATGTTATAGAAATGTACAAAAAAAATAAACGTACAGTTCTTAGATTTTTAGGATATGATCCTTTTGAAAATGAGCCAATATCAGAACAACCTATTCTATATTCAAAACTTGTTGGATATTTTGATGAGTCAGTAAAAGATGATGGATTAAAGCTTGAGGCGGTTATTGAAATTGTACAGAGTTTCAAAGATGTAAAAACAATAAATGATACCATTTCTCAATATAAAAAACAGCTTGGCAGTAATCCAGGTGTCATATCAACGATTAAATCCCTTGCAGAAACAAAACAAAAAATGATATCTTCTGCCCTTGCATTAGCAAAGGACAATGGTATATCTGAAAATAACAATAATAGAAAAAGCAAAGGTGCTGGTACTCTTACTGGCATTATAAAAGAATTACAAGAAATGGATTTAGATGGTTCAGAGGTTAATACCTTTGATTATGAAACAAATATGGCTATTGAAGATATTATGACACGAAACCATCAAAATCAATTAAAACAGCTTAATCCCGATGAAAACGATTGGGAGAAAGAAGTTATACATCAAAAAGGACTGTTATTTAATCTTCAAAAAGAAAGAGATAATGCAGTTGAATTTAGTAGGTTACTAAAAAAAGAAAATAAGGATTTAAAAGACTTTTTATTTGAAAAGGGTTTAATAGACGAGAAAGGACAAGTGATTGAGGATGACTGATGATCAGATTATTCTAATGGGTGATTCTATTAAAGAATTCACTCCAAAAAATTTTACCTTTTTTAAAAAACCTACTTATTATGATATGTCTGAATTGAAACTAGAAGGCTTAAAGAAATTTGCTGAAATAATTCAATGGGGAAGACGTAATCCAGTAAAATTTTGTGAAAGATTTTTCGGAATAGAATTTCTCGACTATCAAAAATATGTATTTATGATGTCATGGATAACACCAAATGTTGTTTGGTGTATGAGCCGAAACGCAGGAAAAACTACCCTTGGTAGTCCATTCCTGATGGCTAAAACAATGCTACTGCCCAAATTTGAAGGGTATATTTTGAGTTCGACAGGCTCACAAAGTATAGGTATGATGAAAAAAATAGAATCTATTGCTAAAAAAGAGATAGCTTCTTTTACTGGATTAACTGATGTTTTCTTGAATGAATTAGTAAAAAGTGCTAATAGTGAAGGATTTCGGCATGATCCAGCTTCTTACTCCTTTAAGCTTTATTCAGGCAGCTCTCTTGCTACAGTTAATTCAAATTTTGATGGATCTCGTGGTCGAAGAAGCCGACTTAATTTCTATGATGAGGCATCGTATGTATCAGAAGATATGTTCGCTGCCACTCTTCCATTTGTCACTCAAAATAGTGACTTCGCTCTTGGTGGTGATGTTGATGTAACATTGCTTCCACCAAATTTCCCAAACCAAGTTGTATGTGCAAGTTCAGCGGGTTCTATGGATGATGTATTTTATAAAAGATATAAAGAAGCTGCTATGCATTCAATGGCAGGTGATAAGAATTATTTCTGTGCAGATATTGATTGTGAAGTAATTCTTCATGCTACATATAACGGAAAGGTTTATCCTGTTCCACTTCTTACACAAACAAAAATTGATTCTGAAATGAAAATGAATCCAACTAAGGCTACTCGTGAGTATATGAATAAATTTGACTCTGACCTTGGTGATGATATTGCCGTTAAGAAGTCACAAGTTCTTAGAAACAGTGTTGTCAGACCACCTATGCTTGTTAATGATGATAATTCTCTTATGATCGCATGTTGGGATCCTGCCAAAAAGCGTGACAATAGTTTTGTTCTTATCGGTAAACTTCACAAAGACGATAAAAGAGGTTGGTTATTAGATGTTGTAAATGGTATTAATCTTATTGACAAAGAAACAAAAAAGCCTCTTACAACACCTGAACAAGTAAAAATGTTACAGGAGATTATAGTTCGTTATAACGGATATGGTGTTCCAGATTATAAAAATATATATGGTATATATATTGATGCTGGTTCTGGCGGTGGAGCTACCCAGATGTGTGATCTATTGTTTGATAATTTTTATGAAGATAAACATCAAGGAGAGAAGGACTATGAACATCATGGTTTAATTGATGCAAATTACGAATATGCAATACCTTATGTAAAAAGATATCCCGATGCAATAGATATTATTCGTATGAGAGAACCTTCTAAATATAAAGCGATTATGTATTCACAATTATGTGAAATGATAGATCAGGATTTAATTGGTTTTACGGCTGAATATGATTATCATGGTAATTTAACTATGTTATCTGAAGAGAATGGTGAAGTTGTTGAGACAAATTATAATCTGTCTCTCGAAGAAGAAATCGGCTTAAAACAGTTAGATGCTATGAAAGAAGAACTTACTCATATGTACAAATATAAATCGTCTAATGGAAATATTAGATATGACTTAGCCCCT